GTCATCGCGGTGAACGTACCGTCCTGGTTGGGGAACACGCCACATACCAGGGATTCGCTGTTACCAAGATCGATAGTATCCATGTTGACCTTATTTCCCCTTAACGCCAGGGTGGCGGAACTGTTTGCTGAGAACACCGTGCGGTGTCTTGATGTAAGTAAGATTAGTCATGGCTAACAAATTGGTCAAGCATTTTGTTTGTTATGACTAACATTCTGGGCGGCCAAAAAGATAACGCATTGATTGCGTTATCTTTTGTTTGTTCGTTGACGGGCTTTTAATAACTCTTCAAAGAGTTTGTTGAAATTTTTTACTCGGGCGCGCATCTCGGTGAGCTGAGTATCCTGTTCTGATTCAGGCAATGCATTAAAAAGCTCAAGGAGCTCATGTTCTTTGGGGGATAGAGCAACTGGCTCCTCAATAGGTGGTGATGGCTGCTTGTCTTCATCGCCAAATAGAATCCATGTTGGCGAGCACTGCAGTACTTTGCTGAGGGCAAAAAGATTCTTTCCTGTAGGTTCGCTATCATCCCGTTCCCATTGTGAAACCGATACATGAGAAATTTTTAGGGCTTTAGCAAGAGACCTTTGGGTGTATTTGAGGTTTTTTCGGCGATATCTAATGCGTTCGCCAATGGTTAAATTTTTTGTATCCATAGTTAGCTAATGCTAAATCTTATTGACTATGTTTTTGTTAACATCTATTTTGTTAGTTATGACTAACAATAAAGGTGCTTTAAATGCTTAAAACTGACGCACTTTTGTATTTCGGTTCAAAAACAAAACTTGCACAAGCTGCTGGTATTCGTTTGGCTTCGCTTTATAGCTGGAAAGGGGAGCTAGTACCTGAAGGTCGCGCGATGCGCCTGCAAGAGGCATCCGGCGGGGAACTTCAGTACGACCCCAAAGTTTATGACGAATATCGTAAGGCAAAGCGGGCGGGGCGGTTGAACAATGAAAATCACCCCTGAACAGGTTTGTGAGGCTCTGGATGCCTGGGTATGCCGACCAGGAATGACACAGGAGCAGGCGACGATATTAATCACTGAAGCATTCTGGGCTCTGAAAGAACGTCCGAACATCGATGTTCAACGCGTCACGTTTGATGATGGCGCGGTTGATCAACGGGCGCTGGGCGTTAACCGGGTGAAGATATTCGAACGCTGGAAAGCTATCGACACCAGGGATAAGCGGAAAAAATTCACGGCGCTGATTCCGGCAATTATGGAGGCTATCAGGATTAGTGATTTCAGGTTGTATTGTGAAATTACTGACGGAAAAAGCATTACGTACATGATCGCCGGGTTAAACAAAGAATATGGCGATGTGGTGGAGTCCGGGCTGCTTTTTGCAGATCCAGCTGTTGTGGAACGTGAGACTGATGAGCTTATAGAAAAAGCCATTGCTTTCAAGCATGCGTATCGTCAGCAATACCAACATTACTTTGCAGATAAACAAATATCTGTCTGGGGTTCGTATGAGTATCGATGCACTACGATGGGCTAAAAAGGTGAAAACCGGCAGTTCATCCAGTAAGTCAGTATTGACCTGGCTTGCTGATATGTGCGGTGCCGATTTGTGCGCATACCCGTCTGTATCTGCACTGGCAGAAGTAACGGAACTGAACAAAAAGACTGTGCAGGACAGCTTACGACACCTGATGGAGATTGGATTAATTGTTGATACCGGTGAGAGAAAAGGCCGAACAAAGCAAATCGTGGTGTACCGACTTATCGGTGTAGAAGAAAGTGTTGCCGAGCCTGAATACACCCAAAAACGGGAGTCTTTAAAGGTGGGTAAAATTGGTGCTGTTAATAAAAACAGTACCAAAAACGGTTATGTTTCAGCACAAAACAGCCCCAAAAACGGAACTCTTTTCTGCATGGAAAATAACCAAAGACACCCAAATTTTCCATCAAAGACACCCAAAAACGGATCACGGAACCCAAAGGAACCCAAAGATCTAAACCCCACACATAACGCACGCGAGAGTGTTCCGACCAGTGAGCAGGATGTTTTGTTGTTACAGGCAACGCCCCCTGTATTCCTGGATGGTCTGAGCGAACCCATCGGAAAATTTCCGATGACCGATAGCTGGCATCCGTCGCGGGATTTTCGACGACGGGCTGCGTTGTGGGGGATGGCTTTGCCGGAGCCAGAATTTACACCTGCTGAACTTGCCGCATTCCGGGATTACTGGAGTGATGAGGGAAAAGTGTTCACGCAGATTCAGTGGGAGCAGAAATTCGCCCGTCACGTAAATCACGTCAGGGCGCAGGTTAAACCAGGCAGCAAGGGGGGGAGCCATGCTGCAGCACCAGGTGGCATCGCATCACGGGCAGTTCAGGAAATTCGGGCAGCACGTGAGCAGTGGGAACGTGAAAACGGATTTATCAGCGACGGAAACGGCGTGGAAGCTGTGGGAAATCATGGGGGAGGTTTATTCGAACCGCTGGACCCAGAAGAACGGGGCCGCACCTTCGAAGCTCTGGATTGCACAGATTGGTGCGATGACTGAGCAGCAAATCCGACAGGTCTGCCGCCAGTGCATGGATCGCTGCCGGGCGGGTGAAACATGGCCTCCGGACCTGGCTGAGTTTGTGGCGCTGATTTCGGAAAGCGGGGCCAATCCATTCGGTCTGACGGTGGATGCTGTGATGGAGGAATACCGCCGCTGGCGCAACGAGTCCTGGCGATACGACGGGAGCGATAAATACCCGTGGTCTCAGCCCGTGCTGTATCACATTTGTCTCGAGATGCGTTCAAAGGGGATTGAGCGCCAGATGACCGAAGGGGAGTTAAAACGGCTTGCAGAACGGCAACTGACGAAATGGGCAAAGCATGTTGGTAATGGCCTCAGTGTTCCGCCCATCCGGCGGCAACTGGCAGCACCCAAACGTCCTGCGGGACCAACGCCAATTGAGTTGCTGAAACGGGAATATGAACGCCGGAAAGCGGCTGGTTTTGTTTGAGTTTAGAAGTATTTTTACCGGGAGGAAATTTTAATGGAGACCGTTTTTGACGCACTGAAAGCGATGGGAAAGGCCACGTTGGTAGAACTGGCTGCGCGACTTGATATCAGTCGTGAAGAAGTGCTGAACGAACTATGGGAACTGAAAAAGGCTGGTTTCGTTGATAAAAACGCCTACACCTGGCGTGTTGCTGATAACAACGTTCAGCAGGAACAGCCAGTGCAGGCTGAACTGCCGGAAGAAACTACCACGGCAACAGTAGCGAAAATCTCAGAGTGCGATTTAACCGCGACGATTGAACAACGTGGCCCACAAACGGCGGATGAACTGGCTACGTTTTTCGGCACCACATCACGTAAAGTGGCTTCAACGCTGGCAATGGCAATCAGCAAAGGTCGTCTGATTCGCGTAAACCAGAACGGTAAATTTCGTTACTGCATGCCGGACGGTAATTTACCAGCGGAGCCGAAAGTTGTATCGGTAGCGAAAACACCTGGTAAAGCCTTTCCTCAGCCAGCCGGTGTTGCTTTACCAGTACAGGAAGCGGCAACACAGGAAGAAATTAAAACAGATACTGTGGCGGACATTGTGCAGTCGCTGCCATCGTTTACCGAAACGCGGGCGGATGACCTGATTTTGCCATCGCTGCATATGGCAAACCGCGAACTGCGTCGGGCAAAAAGTCATGTCCAGAAGTGGAAGCGTGTCTGCGCTGCGGGAGCTGAACAAGCACCGGGATATTGTTCGACAGATTGTCGATTCCTCCAGCCGTATTGTGTCGGAAAAGTGATTACCGGAGGCGCTCATGGCAAAAGTATTTACACAAGAAGAGCGGGAAAAAATTAAGGGGCAGGTTGTTGAGCTGGTACGCCAGAGCGGGCGCGAGACGTTACGGCAACTGGAAGCGAAAACTGGTGCGACAAGATATCTGATGAGTGTTATCGCCAGAGAGCTGGTTGCCAGTGGCGATGTATATAACTCTGGCTACGGGTTATTCCCGTCTGAACAGGCTCGTAAGGACTGGCAAAACGCCCGCAAAAAACTCTCAAGGGCAAATCTGAAGAAACCATCTGTGGTTGATCCGGACCTTATCTGGTCATTACCAGACGGAGAAATACGTCGCTACGATAGGCGCCTGAATATAATCTGTCGCGAGTGCCGGAAGAGCGAAGCTATGCAGCGTGTACTGGCATTTTACCAGAATGGTTTTCGAGAGACATTCGGTGAACAGGTTGTGCATGAGGGAAATCATGGCGCTTAGGCAATTGTGTAGACGCGTTGACGGTCGAAAGCATAGGAGGGTTGATTGATCGTTCTAGTTATGCTGTCAGAGCGAAAGCGCAGGAACTGGGTATCAATAGGATGTTAAGAGGGGGGTTATAACCAATCAAAAAAACATCCGCAAAGCGATATTGAGCTAGTGCGGAAGCTTCATCAGTGTGGAGTTCCCCGCCGTGATATCGCTGTAAAACGCGAAATGTCCTTGGGCATGATTAATCAGTACGTTTATTTCGACAGGAGAGCGCATGAAGTTTGACATCTAGACAACTGGGGGAGCGCTGAAAACGTTCTTAATTGATGTTGGATTCGCTTTACATACTGAACTGTTTGGCTGAAAGACACGGTAGTATCACCAATCAAGGTGCTTTTGATAAACGCTTGTGTGTTTGTTTTTTAATCCATTGTTGACAACTAGGTTAGTTTTCCATATCATCAATCAAAGTGTAAAACTAATGGTGGCGATATGACTAGTGAATCAAATGTTAATGCTCTGATAGAGCGTCAATTCGAAGTTGCTGACGGTAATGTAAGAAGTCTTAATTTGCCGAAATATGATAAATATACAGTATGTAATTTACGGGGAGGCATTGGTAAGACATCTTTAACTTTTAATCTATCATATTTGGCGGATAACGCATTAATCGTGGATACGTGCCCGCAAGGAAATTTATCATATTTTTTTGACAATAATTATGCATCTTCGTCTAGCACAACTGCAAATGACCTCTTAATGCCTTATTTTGTTCCAGGGCTTGGATTTGCAACGCGTGCTGCAAAGCTAGTATCATCAACTAATGCTTGGTTTGCGGGCAAGAATAACTATTTTATTCAATCTGATAGTCAACTTTATCTTCTACCTACGCAAATGGCGAATGCTCTGGCTCAAGCCAGAACAATTTCTGGGGCTACTCAGCAGGTTGTTATTGATACAATTCTTTTTTCTCTGAAGAAAGAAATAGCCAGAGAAATGGTTGAAACTGGTACTACAAAAGCGTTAATTGATACATCACCTTTTTTCTCTGGAGCGACGCATTTATCTTGGCATGCAACAGATGCTTTAATAGTTCCAGTGAGGACAGATCAGCAATCGATTAATTCATTAAGATTACTTATTGATACTCTGACTAAACCAACATCAGAATTTAGAAAGATAATGCCGTCTGATGGCCATACACCAAAAATTCAGATGGTGGTTATTACCCATTGCGGATGGTCAACAGTGGCAGGAGCAAGGAATAAACCAAATCAACAGACAAAAATGTACATCGAAGCTGTAAGAGAGGTAATTCGACAAAATATTAGTAATTTTACAACAGATGATCCTAATAATCACATTGTGATTCTTGATGATTTTCTGGGTAGTGGCAGAATGTCAAGTGCTAAGTCTAAACCATTAGAGTTGTTAAATCCAGGAGATGCAATGACTGTGAATAGAGTTAGGACATCCGTGAATTTATCTGTTAACAAAATAAAAAATGAATTAAAGTTCATTCACAACTCCATATGGTAAATGACATTTTATTTGAATAATCTGGATTGATAATTATTGTTACATTAATTGTTATTAATTCTAAATAATCCTATCGTTCTTCAGGATGAGATAATTTATATTTATTTGTGTTGTGATTTTTTGAATTTATTTAGGTTTATGAACTGTTTTAGATGAAATGAATCATGAATACGAAATTGTTGCGGTACTGATAACGAGGAAAGACCTCTGCGAGGTACGAATCCGAACCGGCAAGACAGAGGTCGCTGTCTTCACAGCCTACAAACCTGAGGCGTAAGAGTGACCAGGCGGGAGAGTAATCTCCCGCCACCTCTGATGTGTCGGCATCCTCAACGCACCCGCGCTTAACCCGCTTCGGCGGGTTTTTTATTGTTTATTTTCAGTGAGTTTGATGCGGCTGGTTGTACTGGTGTGGCTGTCTGATTCTGTTATTCAGGTGTATTGATTGGTATGTCTTCACGGCTAGAATCGTGGGCTCTTAAGTAGCGCGCAGGGAGAAGAGGGATGGACCCCGAAGGGGAAGAGCTATTTATCTGGAAGGATTCTGAAGATGAAAATCGAAGAATTGCGTGTAATTTTTAGTGAAGATGGCCTCTATACTGTGCGCGTTGAGAATGGCGCTATTGTCAGCCACTGCCGTATTAAATGTTTACAGTCTCAACAAAGGAAGAGTGGAGCTGCGTTAATTCATTTTGTGGATGGGCTTGTGACGGATGGTTTTATTTTGCGTGAAAATGAATTTGTCACATCGTTGCCGTCTCTGAAAGAAGCTGGGCTTAAGGCTGGTTTTTCTGCTTTTGAAGATGAGTGAATTCATCTACAATTCAGCGCAGGGCTGAACCCCTGTTGAGTAACACTGTGCCACCGGAGAAAGCCGATGGCGCAAAATTCCAGACTACACAATTCTGATAATTCAGCCGTCTTTGCCAGCAGGCACGGGCGGCGCTCTCACGCATTTAAATCTTACTGGTTCCAGCATGACCCCTGCACTGAAGAACAAGCTGAATGGCTAATTCAGTGCTACCGCAGGCCCGCATACGAGATTAAGAAAGCCCTCAGCCTCGATTATCGTCACTGGATAATCTCCGTCAGGCTCCCTTATTCCGAACGCCCACCGCGTCCGTCCCGCACATTCCAGCAACGCATCTGGAGGTAACGTGCGGGTATTGCTTCGACCTGTACTGGTACCGGAACTTGGGCTGGTGGTGCTAAAGCCGGGCTTTGAATCCATACAGATATTTCATAATCCTCGAGTGCTGGTGGAGCCGGAACCGAAAAGCATGCGCAGTCTGCCGTCCGGAGTTGTTCCTGCCGTTCGCCAGCCGCTGGCAGAAGATAAATCATTACTGCCATTTTTCAGCGACGAACGGGTGATTCGTGCTGCCGGCGGCGCTGGTGCACTGTCTGACTGGCTCCTGCGTCATGTTAAATCCTGCCAGTGGCCTCATGGTGACTATCACCACAGCGAAACCGTCATACATCGTTACGGCACCGGCGCGATGGTGTTGTGCTGGCACTGCGACAACCAGCTGCGTGACCAGACCTCAGAATCACTTGAGCAACTTGCTCAACAAAACCTGACAGCATGGATGATTGACGTCATCCGTCACGCAATAAGCGGTGCGCAGGAGCGGGAATTATCGCTGGCTGAATTATCCTGGTGGGCTGTCTGCAATCAGGT